CTCCGAACGATTGCTTACTCGGAGATCGAAGCCTTCGCCTGCGAAGTCCTACTTGCGCGAATGGAAGGCGGGCAGATTGACGCGGCTCCGATCTGGCCTGACCTCAAGTCTTTTCCTTGGTCCGACCTTCGCGACCGAGTGGATATCCTCTCAGGCGGCTATCCGTGCCAGCCATTCTCAAGCGCCGGGAAGCGACTCGGCCGAGAAGACCCTCGCCACCTCTGGCCCTACATCGCAGATGGAATTTCAATTCTGCGACCCAGGCTCTGCTACTTTGAAAACGTCGAGGGGCACATCAGCCTTGGACTCCGAGAGGTCATCGAGCATCTGGGCGAGCTTGGTTACTCGGCGACGTGGGGAATATTCAGCGCGGCTGAATGCGGCGCGCCTCATCAACGCAAGCGCGTCTTCATCTTGGCCCACCGCAAATGCGCGGGACTGGAAGGATGGGTCCGCTCAATCCAGCCAGAGAGCATTGGACGCGGGACATCAGATCACCCTTCCGAGAGCGGCGACTTGTTGGTCAACCCCGTCAACTATGGTGGGGGCGATGTACGCGGAAGCAAACGCCTCGAAGCGCAACAGCCCGTCGCTAGCGTCTCAAGCAGTAGCGTTCAATGGTGGCCTAGTGGCCCCGGTCAACCCCAATTCGGATGGGAGCCTCCAAGGGTTGCTCAATCCGCGCTGGGTCGAAACTCTGATGGGTCTGCCGGTGGGCTGGACTATGCCCAGTTGTGCGTCGCCGGTGACAATCGCGTCGACGAACTCCGACTCCTCGGCAACGGAGTTGTCCCAGCCACCGCAACCAGAGCTTTTCTAACCCTCATCAAGGAACTATGAATCACGCAGAAGAAGCCATCCGTCTGATCACCGGGGACCGGAACGAGAGTTACGGAACACCAGATCAGGACTTCAGCGGCATCGCCGCGATGTGGACCGGTCTGTTGAACACCCGGCTCACCAGCCCCATCACCGCAGAGGACGTTCCGCTGATGATGTGTGCCTTAAAGCTTCGCCGTCAGGCACATAAGCCGAAGGACGACAATTTGATTGACGCGCACGGCTACTTGCTGTGCCTTCAATGGATGCAGACGGGCAAAAGGCCCGTCGTAGGAAACCAAAACATACCAACACATAATGAAGACTAAGAGACACGCGATGTACAGTTCTGCGGCCACCGCCGCCTACTTCCTCGGACGTGCCGAGACCCATCGGCTGATGGCCCAGACTGAAAGCCGGGACATCTTCCGGAAAGGCTCCCGGAAGATGATGCGGGAAAACGCTCTGCGCGCCGTCTACTGGATGAAGCAGATCGGAGGTGCGTCTTGAACTGGAAAATCACCGAGAAGAGCGAAACTCACTTCTGTGCCGAAGACCCTAATGGCTACTGGAAGGTGTACCAAAAGTGGGACGGATGTCTTGAGATCACTCGCTCAATGAATCGGCCAATTGACGAAGCGCAGGACGACGACATCTCAACGATGCACATCTGCGATTTGGATCGCTTTGTTGAGCGGCTATCCGAACTCGCCGCCCTTACGCAAATCCACCTGCCCAATACAGATGCGGCGCAGAACGCGGCGCGAGTTGTGGAGGTGAAGCCGTGAGCCCGCTAAACGAGCACGGCGATATGATCGCCATCACCGCCTATTACCGACGGCAGGCTGAGTTGGTTGCCGAAATTCAGAGTCTGATGCCCATTGTGGAAGCCGCCAAGGCTTATGTGGACTACGACATTGAGGGCGAGTCCACGCTCTGGCCAAAGGCTAATGAGAAGTTTGAGGCTTTGAAAGCCGCCGTTGAGGCGCGAAAGGAGCAGCCGTGCCAATCGTAAACGTCACCGACATCAGCAAGGATCACGTTGCTGAGGCCATTGCGCGAATGGAGATGGACATCAAGACCGTCGCCACAGCGCACAGAGGACTGAGCAGCGGGTATATGAAGTTGCTGCGAGAAATCCAGTCTCTCGAAAAAGAGGCAGATACTCTGCGGGAATTGATCATTAAGGAGGGCTACATCATCACCAACTTCAATGGTGAGATGGCGCTTTGCCGCGATCCTTGGCATCAACCGAAGGAGCAGCCGTGAACGCAAAACTCGTCAGTATCACCCAACCCTCTGCTGATCTCATTCAGCAGGGAATCCTCACGGCAGACGACCTCATCGCCTACTGCGCCCGGGTCAGCAACCCCAGCAATCAGCTCAACACCGAGACGGCTCCGCGCCTCCTCGCCTACTGCATCCGGCACGGGCATTGGTCAGTCTTTGAGACTGCCTCGATGACCGTGGAGGTCGAGACCAGCCGAGCCATTGCCGCGCAGCTTCTCAGACATAGGAGCTTCACATTCCAAGAGTTTAGTCAGCGGTACGCAGCTAGCAGCAAATACGAGCCTATCGAACTACGTTGGCAGGATCAAAAGAACCGTCAGGCATCTGGTGAGCCCTGCAATGATCTCGACTTGGAAATGGAGGCCATCGAAGCGGTCAGCGTTAGCTTTGCTTACTACAAACGCCTCATCGAGGCTGGTGTGAGCAAGGAGACGGCTCGGATGGTGTTGCCTCTCTGCACCCGCACCCGGATGTATGTCACAGGAAACGTCCGAAGCTGGATTCATTATTTCGACCAGAGATGCGCGGAGCACACGCAGAAGGAGCACCGCGAGCTAGCCTGCCTGATCCGTGAAATCTTCTCCAAACAATTCCCGAATGTCTTCAACGCCATTAACACAAAGAGCCCAGCTTGATGTTTTGCAATGCGGCCGACCTGCCAAGGTCAAAGCCGAGTTCGCCGCCAAACTAGAGACACAGATAAATGACCTCACAGCCTTCATCCGCGACCCCGCAGTCTTCCAACACCTCAGCGTGGCACAAATCGCCCGGCTCGACGCTATCATTACGGATTAGATTCGAGAACGCAATGAGGGCAGGAATGACCCTAAAGCAACTGAAGGACGCATTCCCGGAGGTTGACCCGAAGAACATCGCCCAGCGCATCACCACGATGGGCTATCAGCGCCACTACCTGACCAACGAAGAGTTTAAACACATCCTAAACCGCAGAAAGATCACAAATGAAACTACCACATAACGAAGAGGCTGAGAGGATTGTCCTTTCGGTCGTAATGAACGAGGGTCCTTCGGCCCTCCTAAAAGCCTTGGACTACAAGGTCACAGAGGCTTGGTTCTACAACCAGTTTGCCAAGGTGATCTGGAAACAGGTCAACGAAGCTCACATCAAGGGGATTGGACTGGAGCCGCACATCATCTGCGCGGAACTCAAGAAGTCCGACCCTGACCTCCGCAAGGTGGGCGGGATGCAGAACTTCGCTGACATCTCAGGAGCCTCGCCTACGCCCCTAGCTTTCGCTTATAGCCTAGATGCCCTGCGAGATGCGTATCAGGCGCGGGAACTGGCTGTCGTGGCCTCAGAGACCACGCAAATGGCCCTAGCGGGCAAGCCGCAGGTCGATGAGTTTGTCGCCAAGATTAGCAAAGTCCTAGCCATCAGAAACCAGACGGCTACTCAAGTGTCGCTCAAAGACGCTGCCTCACAGGTAATGGCAGACCTCGCCAAGCTCTTGTCCGGTGAGGCTGAACAAACCGGGATGACTTGGCCTTGGCCTGATATGACCAAGGAACTAGGTGCCGCGACTGGTGGCGAACTGATCGTCATCGCTGCCCGTCCGGGTGTCGGAAAGTCCTCGATGGCCCGCGACATCTGCCGCCATTTCGCGTCCCGTTATGGCGACACGTTGCTCTTTTCGCGTGAGATGCCGGTCAAGAAGGTGTGCAAGGGTTTGGCCGGAATGATGTCCGGCGTATCCGTCCGAGCAATTGAATCCCGGCAAGCCTCCCAGCACCAGATTAAGGCATTCGAGAACGCCCTGAAGGAGATCGAGGTAAACCTGTCGAAGAAGCTGCACATCTTCGACAGCGACCGGAATCCCGCTCAGATCGCCGCCCGCATCGAAGCCTGCAAGGCGTTTATGCAGGTCAAGGCTGTGGTCATCGACTATCTCCAGCTCTACGTGCCCCCGCATGGGAAGGGAGAGACGCGGGACATTGCCATTGGACAGACGACGTTGGCGTTCAAGGACCTCGCGGTCTCGATGGGAATTCCCGTGATCCTACTGGCGCAGGTGAGTCGGGAAGTGGAACGCGAGAATCGCATTCCCCGCCTCTCAGACCTCCGGGAATCGGGCAACATCGAGCAGGACGCAGATAGGGTCATCTTCATCCATCTGCCCACGGAGAACTCCGAGGGCGGCACACAGAGTCTCAACGACCAGACCGTTCAGAATCTAGAGGTTGAGATTGTGCAGGCCAAGGGCCGGGACAACGGCTGCGCCTCCATCCGAATGGTCTTCAACCGTCCCACTACCAAGTTCCAGCAACTCGCACGATGAACGGCAAAGGAGATTCGCCAAGGAATAATCACTCGGAAGCCTTTCGTACTGGCTGGGATAGGGTTTTCGGCAAAGAAAAGGCTTCCCTCCCGCAGAAGAATCCACCACAAGAGAGGCGAGATAAAGATGATAAAAATGATACCCACACGAGACGACTACGAGACGCAGCTCGCTAAGGCTGCGATGGTGATCAGCGGCTTTCTTAGCCGCTTTGAAGAACCGACCTGCCAAGAGCAGGCTGAAGTTGCCGAGATGGCGATGCTTTGGATGCAGGAAACCAACGAAATGCTAAACACAGATGAAAACGTCGGA